CCAAATGCTCTTGCAACACTTGCAATCAGAAAGGGATTAACATACTTAAATAGTCTTCCAATAACTGGAACAGCACTAGATTTAGTTCAAATTTTAGGACTAGTTCAACGTATTTATAAGCAATATCAAGTAATATTACAACTTATAGAAATGTTGAAGGATCCTGAAACACTTTTAATGATGTTAGCAAATGCAAAAATATTAGAAGGTCAATCATTACTTGATAAAATTGATGAAATAAAAACAAAATTTCCAGGTGTCCCAGGCTTGGATAATGTGCTTAATCAATTAGATGAACTTGACTTGTGCAATTCAACTGATTTTTCTTTAACTGGAGCACTTTTAAGCGGTGCAAAAAAATTACCAATAGATAAAATACCAGAAGCAGTTAAGCGGATGGGAAATGTCGTAACGGATAATTTAGACAGGACAGCTAAAGATGGTTATAATGTATTGATGTTTAAGGTTAGAGAAGGCACATTAAAAGATGAAACATATTTAGCAAAATTACGAGCAGAAGGGAATATTGCAAAATTAAATCAATACAACGAAATGTTAACATTGGTTAATGTATTGGCATACAGTTATCATGACGATATTAAAAAAACTAGTGATATTTTTCAGTATGCGGCATTACAGCGAAAATATAATCAAAATGTAGAGACTGAATTGTCTAAATATTCTAATACTTGGGATTCAGAAATAATAAAAGACTTTAAGGTTAGAACTAATACTGTCGGTACTGCAATTAGTAATGAAGGTGATTCAATCAAGTCATTTTACAATCCGCAACCACCAGGCACTATTCCATCAAATTCGACTACTGGAGATTATGGTGGGTTGTCTAAAGCAACATTTGATATGATAGTCTATTACGAAGTTGGCAGTCAATCACAATATACAAGCAAGTATGCCAAGCCAACCTGGCCGGGCGGTGCGTCTGGCGTAACGATTGGCATTGGATATGATCTTGGTTATAACACTACAAGTACGCTTATATCAGATTGGTCTGGTGTCATTTCTGATTCTGATATTAACAGACTATCAAAATGTATTGGATTAAAGGGATCATCTGCTAAAAGTGCAGTCAGCAGTGTGAACGATATTACGATTCCATGGGATGCAGCAATATTAGTTTATAAAAATAAAACGTTGCCTAGATTTACAAAAGAATGTCTACGAGCTTTTCCTGGAGCAGATAAATTGCATCCAGACGCATTTGGCGCACTCGTATCACTTGTGTTTAATAGGGGTCCGTCAACAAGTGGTAAAAATCGTGAAGAAATGGCAAATATACGTGCCGTAGTTAGTGGTCAAAAGAAAGTAGATAATATCTATGCATATATTGCAGATCAGATTGTTGCTATGAAACGTATATGGGCAAATACAAATCTCACTGGATTATTAGTGCGTAGGGATAAAGAGGCAGCATTTGTCAGATCTGCATCAGGCTCATCTAATAATGTTGCATAATTTTTTTATAAATATACTATATGTCAGGGGGTTTGCAACTATCAGATTATAACTATTCACCAGCTACTAATGTTGCTCGTGAACAGCTTTATAGCGATTTAGACTTATCTTTTAAGACCCATCCAATTTTAAAGGATATAGTTCCAGTTACTGACACTGATGCAATAAAAAATTCCTTAAAGAACTTGATATTTTCATATGCTTATAGTCGTCCATTTAGACCTTACTTTTCAGCAAATATAAAAAATTTATTATTTGAACCAAATACACTATTTACGCGAATTAATTTGCGTGATACAATTACGCGAATAATTCGAGATTATGAACCACGAATTAATAAATTTGATGTATCAGTAGAAGATACCGATTATAATAGTAATGATTATAAAATAACTATAATATACGAAACATCATATGATGTTTCGGAACAAACTGTTTTTTATATAGAGAGATTACGCTAAAATGCCAATTATACAACGATCAATTAACGTTTCAGAATTAGATTTTGATAAAATAAAATCAAATCTAATTACATACTTTAAACGCGATGACTCGCCATTTAAAGATTGGAATTTTGAAGGATCTGGTCTTAATACAATATTAGATGTATTAGCTTATAATACTCATTTTAACTCAATGCTTGCGCATATGAGTATTAATGAAACTTTCTTGGACACTGCACAATTACGTTCTAGCGTGGTTTCAAATGCACGACTATTAGGGTATGTGCCTAATAGTTTTACTGCGCCAAAAGCAGTAGTTGATGTTGCATTTAGCCCCAAAGTTGGTTCAGTGCAAAAAAAATTCCTAATACTTCCAAAAGGCACACAATTTTCTAGTGTGTTAGATGGAGTAACTCATATTTTTAGTACCGTTGAATCTTTTCAATTATACTATGATGAAACAAAAAATAGATATATTGGAACAATACACATATATCAAGGTGTGTATCGCTATGAAAAATTTCAAGTTAATTCTGCATTACAATATCCATCATATGTAATCGATAATTCAAATGTTGACATTTCTAAAATTTTTGTAAAGGTCTATGCAAATGGTGGCGCTAATAATTATACCGTCTATAATAGATTTGAATCATTTGATTTAGCCAGTGCTGAGAGTGCACTATATTTTGTACAAGAAAATTCATTAGGAAAATATGAAATAAGTTTTGGTGATGGACGATTTGGCAAAAGACCAAATAATTTAAGTATAATAGAAATTGAATATTTTGTCACAAATGGTCCATCTGCTAATGGATGCAATATTTTTAACTATGTTGGAAATATTGGTGTAAATGACATATCAGAAAATACTTCAGCGTCTCCACTAATAACATTATTTGTAGATGAAGTTGGTAAAAAATATGCTGCTGACGGTGGAACGACAAAGGAATCATTAGACAGCATACGTTTTAATGCTCCACTTACATATGTTGCTCAAAATCGTGCAGTTACGATAAATGACTATACAACTATTATTAAAAATGAATTTCCTCGCGCTGAAACTATTTCTGTTTGGGGTGGAGAAAATAATATACCAGTAAGTTATGGAAAGGTGTTTATATCAGTTAAACCTAAAGATGGCAACTATATAACTGAAGAAGATCGCACATTTTTATATTCAGTATTGCAACCTCGATCTATTTTAACAGTCCAACCAGTAATAGTTGATCCAAATTACATTAAACTTTCAATTGATGTATTGTTAAAATATAATAGAAATATTACAAATTTGAGTAGAGCTGAGCTTGAGGAAAAAATAAAATCCTATGTAATTGCCTATAGTGATTCGTCTTTAGAATCATTTGAAAAAGTATTTACATATTCAACTCTACTATCCAATGTAATTACACAAGATCCTTCTATTGTAAGCGGGCATCTTAGAGTATATTTAACACAAACATTTACAAATAACCCAAACAAATTAGAGTCTCGTACCATAGATTTTGGTGCGCCACTAGATGTTGATGATAATCGTACAATAGTACATTCGAGTGGCTATTCGTATAATGGAAATATAGCATTTATTGGTGATGTTGCCGATCCAACAAATTCAAAGCGTCGTATATTATACACATATTATAATACAACTGATGGTAAAGAAATAAAAATTAATTCAAATGTTGGTTATATTAATTTAACTACCGGTATTGCGGTAATAGATACATTACCTACTGCATCAACACTCGATATGACTATTGAAGTTATACCACTTTCAAATGATGTTGTTCCTGAAAGAAATCAAATTATACAAATTGATACAAATAGACTATTTGTGACTGCCGACGTTGATGTCATTGCAACTGGTGGTATGGCAAATGCATCCTCTTATGTTCCATTTAAACGAGAACGCTAATTATTATGATTTTAAGTGTCGCTAATTCTAGGCCGCGAAACATGCAAAGCATTCAGGTAAAAGAACTTTTGCCTGAACCAAATGCAAATGATTTAAATGCAGATTCGCTTGTCAAGTTTCTTGAAGACTATTATGACTATATGAATTTAGATGGAAATCCATCTAGAGAAATTGCTGCAATTAGACAAAATAAAGATATTGATTATGCAACTGAAAAATATCTAGATGAAATTGAATTATTAATTGCAAAATATATTCCGCAATCGCTATTAATTGATAGAGAACGACTGCTAAAAATAATTAGTAATTACTATAAACTTCGCGGAACAGAAGAAGGCACAAAATTATTTTTTAAATTATTTTATGGAGAAGACATTGATATCTATTATCCAAAAGATAATGTTTTAGGTGCATCAGACGGAGAAGGAAAGTATGTAAATTTTTCATTAAAAACAATTACATTAGATGATGGCACAACACTAGACATCAAAAAAATCATTGAATTAAATGATAACACTGATAAACGAGTGTATGGTCAATATGAGTATAATGATGATTTAAAATTATATGAAAATATAGGAAAAATTGTTCCTATTGAATATACAACTACAAAAATAGGAAATACTTTA